ACGACGGCCGAGCTGTCGCCAGCGCTTAGCGTATCGCACAAGACTGCGGTGGCTTTTCAATCATCGCAAAGCGGCGTGAGGCTACAAGATACACACGCCACACTTGACGCAAACAACGGCAGCCGGCGGCACAATGGGGTGCTTGTGCAAGATGCGGTGGCTTACGATATGAAGCAGCACCACAACCCGCAGCCAACAGACACGATGGCTTTGACGGCAGGTAATTGCAACACGGTGCGCGGTGACACGCCACTTTTGCAGACAAACATGCAAGTGCGCCGATTAACGCCGCGTGAGTGCGAGCGCCTTCAAGGTTTCCCCGACGATTACACACGCATCCCGTGGCGCAACAAAGCGCCAGAAAAATGCCCCGATGGGCCGAGGTACAAAGCCATGGGCAACAGCATGGCTGTGCCGGTGATGCGGTGGATCGGCGAGCGGATAGCGATGGTGGACAAGCTGTGACTGAGCAATCAGGATTTAAAAAAATGAAATTTTGCGGGGAAGCGCTGCGAAAAGCGCGACTGACAAAACACATTTCGCAGGCAAAAATGGCGTATGATTTGAAAATCAATCAATCACTCTTGTCTAAATATGAGCGAGGCGAGGTCGTAAACGTCAGCTATCAGACAGTGCAGCAAATGGCTGACTATCTGAACATTGATGCAAGCGACCTTTATAGCGCGCCTGCCGACAAAACTCGGCGACTAGATGTCCACGTTTATTTTCACTTCGTAAACAGCGCTGGAGAAAATCCATGAGCGCCGCCATTTGCCCCGAATGCCACGGAGAGCAGCAAGTCCAATACGAGGCCGTCATGGGAACCACCATGAGCGGTGCGTGGCTCGGCGAGGTTTGGGCGGACTGCGAAACCTGTGGCGGTGCAGGCGAAATCGAGCTGGAGGATGACGATGAATAAAGAGCTGAACGCGACGATGCACCTGATGCGTCACGAACTGGAAACACTGGAAACGGAATTGGGGCGAGACCCGGAGCGGCCGACACAGCGCCAAAGAGCGCAGGGGCTGCTCCAACTCTTGCTGATGCTGGAGCGGCAGATCAGCGGGGTTGAGGTATGAGCGGATATAGCCTCGGCTTTCACACTGACATCAGCAACGAAGATTATCACGCGCTGAAGGAGTTGGGCGGCAAGCCGTGCGTGTCGTCCAGTTATTACAAAAATTATTACAACAAGACGGCGCTACACGCCGAGCTTGGCGGAATGACGATCAGTCCAGCGGCGGCAGCGACAGGCACGGCGGTGCATTACATGACGCTTGAGCCAGAGCTGGACATGGTGGTGCGCGGGCCAGACACAAGGCGCGGCAAGGTTTGGAGCGAGGCAGTGGATGCGGCGGAGGCGGCAGGCAAGCTGCTGCTGACGGAGGGCGACTTTGACCAATGCCAAGCCATGGCGCAGGCGCTGCTGGACAATCCGCAGTGCGGCAAAATTCTAAAAGATAAGCAGAGGGTCTGCGAGGGTTCGATCTTTGTGGAGCATGACAGCGGCGTTGTGATGAAAGCGCGGCCAGACCTTTGGATTGAGCGAACTGGCGTTATGGCGGACGTAAAGACGGCGCTCGACGCCTCCCCGGCGGGGTTCACCAAAAGCGCGTTCAAGTTCGGCTACGATTTTCAAGCGGCGTGGTATCGGATGTGCGCGCAGAAACTCGGTTGGGACGTAAGATATTTTGCATTTCTGGTGGTCGAAAAAGCACCGCCGCACGCAGCAATGCTGCACATATTTGGCAATGAAGCGATGAGCCGCGCCGAGCGCCTCATAGATTTTCATTTGCCAGACATCGCGCGCGTTAAGGAAAGCGGAGAGTTCAGACGAACTGGCCGCCGTTTAACGTGATGCACTTACCCGAATGGCTATCAGAGGAGAGCTAAACAGATGACGAACTCGATAAAACTGATGAACGTGACGGCGCTTTGGCCGAGGTTAGACAAGGCGTACAAATTTGACGCCGCAGCAATGCGGTCTGTGCCGACTGATCCGACTGACCAGGAGGGCAGTTATGAGATCAACCTGATGGTCACAGCGGCGCAGGGCAAAGAGCTTGCCGCAAAGATGACCGAGGCTTTTGCCGCGTTCCAAAAGGAAAACAGCGCGGCGCAGGGCAAGGAGTTTAAGGCGAGCGATACGTTCAAAAAGGACGACAGCGGTTGCTTTATCGTGAAGTCCAAGAAGAAAACATATGGGGACCCTGGGAGCAAGCCGCGCCAGTGGATGCAGGACGGCAGTCGTGCGCCAGATGATTTTCAGCTCACCACAAACAGCAAGGTGCATGCGGAGCTGCTGATAAAGCCGTGGGCATACGCGGGCAAAGTCGGCGTTACGCTACGGCCGCAGAACATCATGGTGGTGGAGCTGGCCGAGCGCATGGACGGCGGTGATAATCCTTTCGCCAGTGAAGCAAAGAGCGACAACCCGTTTGGGCTGCCCAGCGCTAATGAAAGCATCAAGACGGGCAATTCTCTGGATTTAGATGACGAGATACCGTTTTAGAATATGGCTGAATTTGAACAACCTTGGTGGTCGGATTGGGGCGATCAGATCATCACAAGGTACAGCCTCAAAAAAACGACAAGCGCAGGCGGGGGCGAGTGGCATGGCCCGTGTCCGTCCTGCGGGGGCAAGGATCGCTTTTGGATAAAAGAAAGCGAGGGCTTGGTAAAGGCGTTCTGCCGCCAAGGTTGCTCAATCGCCGATATGGCGGATGAGATGAGGTGCGACGGGGTTTGGCCGAGCGCCGAGCCAATCCGAGCGCCCAACGTCGTGCCGCTGCATTCCAACCCGTTTGCGGCGGCGTCGGACGATGGCGGGTCACTGCTCTACCATGAGCGCAAGCAAGTTGATTTGCTGGGCGCGCAGCTCGATGGGGATAACGTGGTTGTGCCGCTGTTTAACACGAAGCGCGAGCGCGTCGGGTATCAACGAATATCGCCAGATGGTCAGAAAAGGTTCAACGCCGGGTTGGATAAAAGCGGCGGTGATGTGTTCGGCGTCTGCGGCAAGCTGACCGAGGGTGAGGTGTGGGTGGCCGAGGGTTGGGCGACCAGCGCGGCCGTGGCAATGGCGATGTGGCCGAGGCCGTGCATCTTTGCGCTGGATGCGGGCACGCTGCCCAAGGTGGTGGAGGCGGTGGGCAAAGCGTTCCCAGAGCTGACGCTGTGCGTGGCGGCGGACAACGACAAGAAGGGCATTGAGGCGGCGAAAAAGAGCGGCAGGCGTTGGGCTGCGCCAGAGATAGAGGGCGACGACTGGAACGACGTGTTTGTTCGGCAGGGGCCAGAGGCGCTGAGACAGGGATTGCAGAGGGCTGCCGAGGTTAAGAAAATGTTCACCCGCGTTGATCAGTTGCAGATGACAACGCCGAAATGGCTGGTGGACGGCATGATAGAGGAAGATGCGCTGAGCATGGTGTTCGGCGCGTCTGGCAGCGGTAAAACATTTTTGGCATTGGATGTGGCGCTCAGCGTTGCGGCGGGCATCAGTTACCACGGGCGCGACGTGTCGGGCGGTACGGTCATCTTTGTCGCCGGTGAGGGGCACAGTGGGTTTGCGCGGCGTGTCGCGGCATGGAAGAAGGCGCGCGGCGTAAGCTTGGATGGCGTGCCGTTCTTCAAGAGCAACACGACGGTGCTGCTGAACGATGAGGATAAAGGTGAGCCACTGCTTGCCGAGCTGCGAGAGATTGCGGAGGAGGCAGGCACGCCAAAGATGATCGTGCTGGATACGCTTGACCGCACAATCATGGGCGACGACAGCAATGGCGAGGACATCTCGCTCTACCTCAATGTCTGCGACAAGCTCCGCGAGGAGTTCAATTGCACGGTGATGATAGTTCACCATGTGGGGCATCAGAACACCGAAAGGGCGCGCGGCAGTACGAGGCTGCGCGGGCGGCTCGATTGCGAATATCGCGTGGAAAGCTGGGGCGACAACAAGCTTGTCCTGACCGCCACAAAGATGAAGGACGCAGAAGAGCCAGAGCCGATGAGCTTTATGAAGGTGAGCTATGAGCTGGAGACAGCAGACGGCGGTTTCACAAGCTCACTGGCGCTGGACTACACGCCAGACAAGCCGCAGGACAAGAAAGACCCAGAGTATATTAAAGAGGTCATCATGGATCAGATCAGGACGGTCAGCGCCTTTGGTGAGGCGGCGCGTAACGATCTGAAGGAGGCGGTTGCGCTGGAGTTGGATTGCTCGCAGCGGACGGCAAACAGGCACATCAAAAAGCTGATCGACAAGGGCGTTTTGGCGCTGCGCGGCGGTCTGGTGGTGGTGGCATGAGGGGGTCAGGCTGGGACACACCGCAAAGTAGTGTCCTGAGTTTTGTCCTGCCGTATGTCGGGTGTTGTCCTCGTGTCCTGAAAGTTGTCCTGAGAAAATGAAGCAAAAACAGTGGGTTAAAGAGGTTGAGGACAGGTTGAGGACAGCACTAGGACAACATGCGGACATAAAGGTACGGCTCAGGACAACAGGCCAACCCCTAAAGGTTGGCTGTCCTGTCCTGATGTCCTGTCCTGAGTTTGGTGTGGATTACAGTGAATTAAGTGAAAAACAATTCAGCTTCATTCTTGGCGAAATAGATGACCTGCCAACCTTGGAGGGCTTGGCCAATCGTAGGCGTTGGCTGAGCGCACCAGAGCTGCCGAAATGGAACCATTGGCAGCGCGCGGCAATTCTTATCAGAAAATATGAACTACAGCGAAAGGCAAAGAGATGAACGAGGTGTTATCACCCAGAGACGTGGAGGAGGCGCTAGGACGCCGTATGATTAGCTTTGAGCGGCTCCAAGCACAGCTAGGGTATCGTGAGCCTTTGCCGCACGACAAGGCGCGTAGGATCGCTGTGCGGCCGCTGAGCAAGCACACGATGGCAGTGCTGAACTTTATCAGGCGCAACGGCGGTGCATTTGCGTCGGAGATAGAGGGCGCGCTCGATCTGCGCTCAACCGTGGTCGGCAACAACATCCACATCCTGCAGAGCCGCGACTTTATTTACACCGACTACATGGATGGTCGGCGGGCATTTTACAAAACGAGGCACTAACGATGAACTATAAGAAGATCCTGGGAACAGCTCAGGGCATCCTTGAGGACAGGCAAAAGAGCTACGGCAGTGCAGTTGACCTGCACCAGGCTATCGCAACCCGGTGGACGCTTGTACTGCGTGGGAAGCTAAAGGATGGCGCAGAGGTCAGCACCGTTGATGTGGCGCGCCTCATGGCGGAGCTGAAGGCAGCCCGAATGGACAAGGGCGACACAGGCGAGGACAGCCTGCTCGATCAGATGAACTACTTGGTGATCGCCATGGCATTGCGCCGCGACGCGAAGGGCGAGTTTGATTGGGACAACGCGTTTGGCGGTGAGTAGTTGCGATGGCTATTCATAAGGTCAATGACGCACTGATGGAGATCGTGGAAGAGATGGACGTCCAAGAGGATTTATCTCTGCTGGAAAAGCTCAGCGGCCTGACGCACTTTAGTGATACCAATTACCATACCAAATGGAAGCGGACTGAAGAGGTTGACCCTGTTGTCAACGAGTGGATTGATCAGGTAGTATCTGAATATGATGAGCAAAACCAAGAGGATAGCGATTGAGGCTCTGCGAGGCACAGCCGCAGCGAAGCACGGGCGCGTGTGATGCGATAAGTCCAGTTTGAGGTCAACATAAGTCCAACTGGACTTATATTTTGGCATGAATTCGGCTTGGGAAAGCTAAGTCATTGATAAGTATACATAATAAATTTAACATAATGTAGTTTATGCGCCAACGCCCACGAATTCGCGCGCAAACCCCCCCCACCCCGACGATCTGACCGGGGGCGTGTGCGTGTAGAACCACACAAATACCCCCACCACTTTCGCGCCACCACCGTGCCACCACCGTGTCACTTTTTCGGCGAATATCTAACCTTTTCAATGACTTAGCTTTTTACCCCCTGCACCCCCAAAACCTAACCCATTGTTTTCATTATATTTTCCCGAAAAACGTTACCTAGTTATTACCTAGTTATTACCTAGTTATTACCTTGGCGTTACCCCCGCACCACCAAAATGGGGGACATGGGGGAGCATTTAACTGAAACATAGCAAAAAAACTAAGCTGTTGAATTACATAGCCTTTTTATTTTTTGCCGTAGAAAAACGGGTGTGCGACGCTTTTTTCGCTAAGTTATGAAATCTACTCCCCCACCTCCCCCATCTCCCCCACTTTGCGAAAAACTCCCGCAATAAATCGCAAACTTTTCTGCCAAACCGATAAACCCGAATTAAGACTTTAGCGAACCCCAGACCCCCCCCT